AGAAGAAGATGTAAAATAGAATATAGTGGGTCTGTAACTCAGTTGGTAGAGGAAATTGTGTCGGAGGTTCAAGTCCTTCCAGACCCTATTGACAATCAACTCCAAAACTGGTATGATTGTCTTATAAGGGCTCATAGTTAAGCGGATATAACTACCGCCTTCTAAGCGGTCGTCCCTGGTTCGATTCCAGGTGAGCCTGTTGACAATTATACTCAACTACTCTATAATTGTCTTATTGCGAAATTGGTGTAGTGGTAACATCCCATCCTTCCAAGTTGGTGTCACGGGTTCGAATCCCGTATTTCGCTTGAGAACTTAAGTTCTCAAATTACACACAAACACACAGGAGAATAACTATGACACCTTATGAACTTCGTTTCGAAATCTTTAAGCAAGCATACAATATGCTAAATGACCAGTTCAGTATTGAAGTAGATACTGCTCGTTATTGGAATGCAAATTCTGCAAATACTGTGAAGATGGATTATCCAGAGTTTCCAACTCTACAGGATGTTCTTAAGCAAGCAGAGACGATTAATGATTTTGTAAGTTCTAAGTAATAGAACATTCCTGCTTAGCACAGTTGGTAGTTGCGCTGGACTGTTAATCCGGATGTCGGGGAGCATAGCTCAGCGGTAGCAGCGTCTGCTTTACACGCAGAATGTCGGGGGTTCGAATCCCTCTGCTCCCATATATAAATACTTCAAAAAAATAATGGACGAGTTATACCAATCATTACATAAAGCACAGACCAGTCTTTTCTGTTTAATGCAGAAGACATGGGTGTATCATTGGAATGTAGTTGGTTCTGATTTTTTTGAACTACATGAAGCATTTGGTGAACAATACACCGCGATGCAAGGTGAACTAGATAGACTAACTGAGCACATGAGATATCTTCGTATGAAGGCTATTTCATCAATCAGTAGAGTTGTTGAGACATGTGAGATTCCAGAAGCATCAACAAATCCAACTGATAAGTCTATGGTTTCTCAGTTGCTTTCTGACAATAAAAAGATGATTGAACTTCTGACTTCAGTTGTAGAAGAATCGGAGAAAACAAAGCAATACACTACATCCAATATTGCTCAAGATTTAATTGAAACTCATGGTAAATTTGTTTGGATGTTACGTTCCTATTTGAAAGAATGAAAAAGAAAACTTTTAATAAATTAATTCAAAAACCCTTGAGGTTTCACCACCAAGATATTCATGAAGAACTTGATGAAATGAAGTTACAATTATTAGAGATAAGGAGATTATTGGAAAATGTTAATAGTGAGATGCAAAGATTGCAACAAGGAGATAGTAAGCACGAATAAAACACAGGTTTGTGGTTGTCAGAATATGATGACCGTAAAAGGTGATAGTGTCTCCGCAGTTGACTTAAGTAGAGTAGTTATGGTAAACTCTACAAAGAAAGAACAAAGAAATGTTCTGACTTCTCAAGACCTTGCTTTTCAGGAAGCAAGAAGACAACGTAAAGTTCGTAAATTGGACTTTGAAATCCGTTGATTAAAAATGGAAGGTCAAGCAGATTGGCGACTGCAGCGCTCTTGAAAAGCGTCGAGGTGTTAAAGCCCTTGGGAGTTCGACCCTCCCACCTTCCGCTTAATTAAGTTTCAATTGATACCAAATTAAGATTTTATTTAGTTTTCTGTATTGTAGTGTTACAAAACTCTGACATTTGGTTGACGTTCAAAAGTCCCTGATTAGTATATAATAGTAATACGCATCACAGAAATGGACCAACACACTTACGAAAACTGGGTCCGCATCAAAGAAACTTTCGAGGCTTCTGGAAATACCGATAATATGTTCTATAAGAGAGCAGTAGAAATAGCAAAGACCAGAAGAGATCCTCTTGCCAAATTCCTTGGAGATGAAAAGTGATGGAACCTCATGATGAATTCATCAGTCGTTCTGAAGTGCAGGAGATGATCGATGCTGCTATACGAAGGCACAATCGGAATGCTTCCATTATTTCTATGTGCGTTGGTTGGGTTGTCCTTGCTTTATTTGCTGAAGGACTTTTAAGACTTGTAGGAGTTATTCCACCAGTATTTCCATGGCTGAACATCACTTTGAACTAATCTTTTTAGTTCCTTGGTTGGTTTTGGTGGGAATATCTCTCACAATGATTGTGCAGGGATGGATGATAATGAATGCCCATTATGGATACTCAAAAAGTCCAAAAGTAAAACACCCAGAACTTAACGACGTTAAAGTAGGAGACCCTTTACTAGTGGTAAGATTTACTGAAGAAGACATCAAGCAACTACAGCAAAGAGTTATACAGCAAAAAATGGATGAGCTTTTTGAAGAACCATCAACATACGAAGACGATGACGACGACGGACTGGATCATATTCATTGAGTTTCTTTCACATATGCTCTATATGTTTATAGCATTCATGTGTGGTCTTATTATTGGTTACATAGTAGGTTTTAGAAACGGAGGAATGTAATGGTATATCGTCCAGATGATAAAGAAGATCCAACAGCAAATGACTGCAACTATAATTTTCCTCAGGTTATTTTTGCTTTTATATTAGGATTGTCTACTATGTTTTTACTATCGATAGACGAAATAAGAGATTTCAAAGGATGCGATTATCGACAAATAGAGGTTAAACAATAATGGAACATTTATTGGGAAAAATATTGATCATATTAGCAATGCCTTTTGTTGTTGCTACTCTTTATTTCGGATCAAAGAAAGGAGGATACTATGATTCCGAAGACTATAAAGGAAATGGAACCGCACACTAAAAAGAGATACGACTTTGCTATGTCTTCTTTTGTGAGAATGCACGGTCACTCTGTGCTGCATAATCATGATATCAAGCAGTTTTGTACTGAGTGGTCTTATAGAGATGATACTGCACCATTACAGGGGCTTGACGAAGTGGACCAATACCTGTATTATGAATACAAGCACTGGAGGGGTAGATGATCTTCCATCTCGTTGAGACACTTGCAGCAAGTCCTTTCTTTCTTTTTCTCTGTGGGATGGGGTTGACAGTCGTTCCTTTTGCTGGTATTATGTTTATACATAGAAACAAATAACGGGGTGTAAGTCAGAGGTAGACGGCTTGCTTTGGGAGCAAGAAGACAGAGGTTCGATCCCTCTCACCCCGATTCATAAAACCACTTTATGACATGAAAGAACTAGAAGTACTTCAATCATTTACAGTCGAAGAGTTTCAATCAGATTTTGATAATCTGATAGAGAGAGTTGAAAATGGTGAATCATTTATTATCAAAGATGGAAATAGAAGTGCTATAATAGTTCCTTTCAAAGAAACTATAAAGTATGCATTGGAGTCATTAGAATCTAATGTGGATGATGAACTGATACATATCCACACAGATCACGAAGAAGGTTCGTGATATTGATGGGAGTATAGCTTAACTGGTAGAGCGGCCTGCTTATAACGGGTGTCTTGTCTGGGTTCAATCCCCAGTATTCCCATTCCACTCTTGTGGATTTTATGCTCGTTTAGCAATCTGGGAATGCAATCGTCTCATAAACGATGGAAGGTCGGATCGTAACCGACAACGAGCATCAGACATTTCTCAAAGTGTCTCACTTGACTTCTTTAAGTCAAACCCTTATAATACTAAGGTCAACATTCAAAACAATGACTCTTACAGCAAAATTCAAGAAAGACATCCAAACTCTTCGTGGTGCAGCAAACGGTGAATTTTATCTTGATGTAAAGAATCCGAAACTTTACAAAAAAGTTCGTCGGTACTATGAAAGTGAAGGCGTAGTATTTTCTGGTGATCCTTTGGATGACTATGAAATGCTCATGGAATATGTCTATCAAGATCTTGAATCTGTTGAGGTTGCCTGATGAAGGTTACTAGGAAACCAACCGTTCTTATGGAACGATTTCCTTATCGTTATATTCAAGTTGGCACCTTGGAAATTAATGGTAAACCAGACTGTCGTATTCAAAAAGTAGATTCTTATACTGGTCGTTATCGAGATATGTATCTCTGTGATAATGAAATGCAGTTGATGACTGCAATGGAAGATTTTAATTATACTCTTTGGTTAGATCCAGAAAACGTTCCTGCTTATAGAAAAGATGATTAAAATTTGTAGATTATAAATATCTACGAATATATTCAAAACTTATGGCATACGTTGATATTGAAAAACGCAGACAATTTCATAGAGATTACTATGCAAAAAATCCACACTATGCAAAATCTTCCCAAGAAAAAAAGAGGGAAAGAAATAAACAAATAATTTATGAACACTGTGGTAATTTTTGTAAATGTTGTGGTTCTTCTGAAAATTTGGAATTTGATCACATAAATCCTTTATTAAAAAAAAGTCGTCAATCATTATTAAGTATAGGAAAATCAGACTTGGAAAGTCAAATTGACAATATTCAAGTTTTATGTCACTCTTGCCATAAGAAAAAAAGTACAGCACAAAAAAATGCTGCTTGGAAACTTTTTTCCAATCTTCCTTTGGATGAACAAGAAAAATTAATGATGGAGTTTATGTGAAAGACGATGAGGATGATGAGTAAATAGTCACGGATGGACTTTAACAGCACTGGTCGGGAGCAAACCCCTTAGTCACGGAAAGACTTTAAAAGAACTGGTGGAGTCAAAAATGACCCTATTAGGTTTCTTGCTTCCTTAAAAAGCAAGTGGTGCGGATGGGATCTTACTCCCGCCGAGTTTCCAATTTTCTCGTAATCAAAATTGGTGGCGAGCCTGAGCATTTGAAGGGGGGTTTACAAGACCCCTCTTTTTTTGTATAATGATTCTATCTACTCACATATGAATGAAAAATTTAGCATTAGCATTTTGTTCTATTCGACCATCGCAACTTAGTGAAAGTGTGTGTGATGCGAGAGAAAGTGAATACTATATTTGCTTACAGCAACTTAAAAGAGTTCTACCAAAATCATTTGATCTTGTAGTTTGTGAGAATACAATTGACTCTGAACTTCAGATTAAGCATGATGGTCTCAGATCTCTTTTGTTGGAATCTGAAATGGTAGCAACTGGATCTGATGGAAACATTGGAACCAAGAATAAAGGATTGGGTGAGTTGTTTATGCTCAATGCTGCTGTAGATGAACTAGACACATCTCAGTATGAAAATATTTCTTACATCACTGCTCGCAGATTTTTTACATGTCCTTATGTGTTTGAAAGAACAGAACAACTTCAGAAGAAAGTTCTAGTTTCAAATCCAGATTTTGTTTTCTTGGATGGTAGAGTTTTAGAATCTTATAAGGGACCATTGTTCAATGATATGTTCTTCTCTATGAAGTCTGATACGATGGTTGAGTATGCAAAGTACAGTATGGGAAGAGTAGATCATCTTTCATCCAACCACATTGGATCTGAATATAATCTTTATGATTTTGTCAGTGAAAATAAAATTGATTACGATTGGTTGGAGTGGTTGGGACTTATTCGTAACGCATGGGAAATTAATGGAAATACTTCTGACATTTCCAACTTCCATATCTCCTAATAAATAAACCATAATTATTCTCGTGAATGAGGTAGAAATGAAAATTCGTGATACTGTGTTGCCTGTTCTGCGTCCTGTTGGTGGGGAAGAAGAAATTGCATCAATTGCAGAATCAATTAAAAGTGGGTGGTGGGGCAAAGGTCCTAAGGTAGCAGAGTTTGAAAAACAATTTGCTGAGATGGTTGGTGCTAAGTATGCCGTTGCAGTAACGAGTGCTACTCATGGACAAGACCTAGTATTCAAAGCACTTGAGATTAAAGATTGTGATATTATCAATCCTACAATTTCATTCATGACAACTGCTGTTGTTCCACTTTGGAATAACTGTACTTCTAATATTGTCGATGTGCGCCCAGAAGATCTTAATATTTGTCCAGAGGATGTTCGCAGAAGTCTGAAACCAAATACGAAAGCAATTATTGCTGTAAATCATGCTGGTGTTCCTGCACCAATTGATGAGATTCGTGAGTTCTTTGATGGATTCATTCTCGAAGATTGTGCTCACAGTTGCTACACTCCTGGTGCTGGAATGAAAGGTGATGTTGCAGTGTGGTCTTTCCAAGCAGTTAAGACTATGCCATGTGGTGATGGTGGAATGATTACCACGAATGATAAAGATCTTTATGAGAAACTTGTTGCAATGACATGGTTGGGTATTACCAGCACATATTCACGAGTCAAAAAAGATGATGGTCTGACAGGAAAACCTGGATATTCTTGGGATTATGAAGTAGATCTTCTGGGTTATAAGTGCTATATGATTGATCTTATGGCAGCAATCTGCCTGGAGCAAATGAAGAAACTCCCTGCCAACCTTCAGTGGCGTCGTCATATTCAAGAAAGATATAATAAAGAACTTGCTGGACACATCATTATTCCACCCTGGAGTGAAACTGTTCAATACTATTGTGCGAGAGTTCCTGCTGAGTATCGTGATGATTTGATTGATTATCTTGCCGATAAGAAGATTCATACTAGTGTCCACTTTAAACCACTTCACAAATATAATATTGTGAAGGAAATGAACCAACGAGAATATCCTGTTGCTGATACAGAATGGAAAAAACTAATCAGTCTTCCATGCCATACTGCAATGACAGAAGAAGATATTGATTATGTAATTTACTGGGTGAAGCAATACTTCAATGAAAAGGATAGTATTCAGATTTATGACGATGTTATTGGATATGATGGTGTTGCTTTTGCTGAAAGAAATAAAATTGATGAGGATTATCAATGTATTTGAATCAGTATAAAATTGATGGGACGGTAAACAACGATCAGAATCCATGCTTTTCTGATCCAAATACTTTTCCAAACTTTCAGGAAGAACTTGAAAAATTTAAAGTTGTAATGATGGAACTGGCTCATAATGGTGCTTCAGTTACCATCTATAAGTATGGAGATGGTGATTATTACTTTTTGAAGAAGCAATCAGTTGGAAGTGCTACTCCAGGAAAAAGAGCACTGAGTAAAGGATATGATCAGATTGGTCATGAACAATTTGTTGAAGGTGCTCAACTTTGTGACATGTATACTTGCGAAATCTATCCCGAAAATCGCAGAGCATTTGTTGAAGTAATTAACCGTGAGATTGATTTTCCTGCTGAGTTTGGATATGGTTTAGTTGCAAACAAATGGTTCTTCAAAGAGTTTGCTGGTAAGATTGGATTGATTGGTGCTGATCGTAAGATTGAAATTATTAAAAATCTTATGGAAGCAGAGCAATATCAAGAATATCTTGGACTTGAAAAGTTTGAGGATTATATTAAACTACCACAACAATTTGCATGTGATGATCTTGACGCAACTGAAAAGATGGTTGCTGAACAACTTGAAAAATCAACGTCTAAGATCTTTCTAATGGGTATGGGACACGTTAAGTCTGGACTTATTCATAGACTTAAGAAATATAAGGATGCAGTATTCTTGGATGTTGGATCTGCGATCGATGCTATTGCTGGCGTGATTGATGTTGATCGTCCTTTCTTTGGTGATTGGACTAATTATCAAATTGAAGATGCTGCATTATATGCTGGAGTGGATCTTCTTCAGTATAATGGTAAAGGAAAAACATTGCTGCTTGTGAGAGATGATTGAAGAATTTTATAATAATAATCTAAGTTGGAATGAAAGAATTTCCTCTATCATTGATAAGAAACATTCTGATATTGATCCTCATATTTTAGAAAGAGAACCAAAACTTTCTTTTACTAAAGAAGGTAAAATTGATATTGATGTAATGTATCCACCTTCTTTGGAAATTAGAACCAACGATTCTCCGTATTATGAATACTATCAATGCGTAAAGAAAGTTTTTGATCTAGATGATGTTGATAGTTTTTGTGATGTTGGATGTTCAACAGGACATCTAATTGATTTTATTTCAACATATAATAGCATTGATGTTGCTGGAATTGAATACTTCAAATATCAGAAAGAGAATGCAGAATCTTCCGTTCAAGAATGTATTAATATTCTTGACATCAGAGATCCTTTAGATATTGATTTTAAATTTGATCTTGTAAATTGCACTGAAGTTGCTGAACATGTTGATCCAAAATACTTAGATGTATTCTTGGATAACTTAAAGAAAATTGTAGGTGAATATTTAATTTTTAGTTGGAGTGATTCTTATCCACCTTCAGATGCTCCACCTCAACATGTAAGTCCACTTCCATTATCTGATGTTAAATCAATTATGGAGTCTTGGGGATTTGAATATGATTCTGAAAAAACAAACCTTTTCAATTTGACCGCAAAGCAGTATAATAACTATTATCCTTGGTGGAAAGATAATATTACTATTTGGAAAATTAAATGAAAGTCGCTCTAATTACTGGTATAACGGGACAGGATGGATCATACCTAGCAGAACTCCTTCTGGAAAAAGGATATGAAGTTCATGGCATTGTTCGTAGAAGTTCTTTGATTAATACTGATCGTATTAATCACATCTATGAAAAGATTCATCTTCACTATGGAGATCTAACGGATTCAACTAATATTGTTCGTGTAATTCAAAAGGTTCAACCAAATGAAATTTACAATCTTGGTGCTCAAAGTCACGTCAAAGTATCCTTTGAAATGCCTGAGTACACTGCTGATGTCGATGGTATGGGAACTCTTCGTATTCTTGAAGCAGTGCGTCTTTTGGGTATGGAAGATCGTGTCCGCATTTATCAAGCCTCTACGAGTGAACTTTACGGTCTTGTTCAAGAGACTCCTCAGTCAGAAACAACTCCATTCTATCCTCGTTCCCCTTATGGTTGTGCCAAGATTTATGGATATTGGATAACTAAAAACTACCGTGAAGCATATGGAATGTATGCTTGTACTGGAATCTTATTCAATCATGAAAGTCCTAGACGTGGTGAAACATTTGTGACTCGTAAGATTACTCGTGGTCTCAAAGCAATTTCTGAGGGTAAGCAACATGTTTTATATCTCGGAAACTTAAATGCACTTCGAGATTGGGGTCATGCAAAAGATTATGTTGAAGCAATGTGGTTAATGTTGCAACAAGAAACTCCAGATGATTATGTAATTGCAACTGGAAAACAGTATTCCGTCCGTGAGTTTGTTGAAAAAGCAGCACCTTATTTTGGATTTGATATTGAGTGGTATGGAAGTGGTGAGGATGAAATAGGAATAGATAAAGAAACTAAAAGAACAATTGTTGCAGTAAATTCAAAATACTTTAGACCTGCTGAAGTAGAAACTTTATTGGGTGATTCTACAAAAGCACAAAATGAACTTGGATGGGAACCTAAAATTTCTTTTGAACAATTAGTTGAGGATATGTGTATTCATGAACTGTGATAGTAAAATTTACGTTGCTGGTAACACTGGATTGGTAGGATCTGCAATTGTTCGTATGCTCCACCGTAAGGGATATACGAATATTCTTTCAACACCATCAAGTCATTTTGATTTGCGGAGGCAGGATGATGTTGAACGATTCTTTAAAACTAATGAACCAGAATATGTTTATCTTGCTGCCGCAAAGGTTGGGGGTATTGGTGCAAATAAAGATTATCCAGGACATTTTATATACGATAACTTGATGATTCAATCGAACATCATACATGCTGCTCGTAAGTTTGGTGCTAAGAAACTTCTATTTCTTGGTTCCTCTTGCATCTATCCAAAAATGTGCGATCAACCAATCAAAGAAGAGTATCTTATGACTGGTCCTTTGGAACCAACCAATGATGCTTATGCGATTGCAAAGATTGCTGGTATTAAGATGTGTCAAGCATATCGTAAGCAGTATGGTTTTAATGCAATTTCATTGATGCCTACCAATCTATATGGTCCAAATGATAATTTTGATTTAGAAACTTCACACGTTCTTCCCGCCTTGATTAGAAAGTTTCATGAGGCAAATGATGAAGTTACTCTTTGGGGTGATGGATCAGCAATGCGCGAGTTTCTTCATGTCGATGATCTTGCAGAATCTTGCTTTGCCTGTATGCTTAATTATGATGAACCAGAACCAATTAACGTAGGAACTGGTGAAGATGTTACTATTAAAGAACTTGCTAATATTATTTCTGAAGTTGTTGGATTTTCTGGTGGTATTAGTTGGGATATAGAAAAACCAAATGGAACACCACGAAAAGTTCTCAATATAGATAAGATTAAATCTCTTGGTTGGGAACCAAAGATTGCACTGAAAGAAGGTATTAAGTCAACTTACGAATGGTATAAAGATCATGTTATCATTTAATAGTATTGGAAATCTTGGTAGACTTGCAAATCAAATGTTTCAGTATGCATCCTTAAAGGGTATTGCTAGAAACAAAGGATATGATTTTTGCATCCCACCAAAAGAAGTCTTTGGACAAATTGATCAAGTAGTTAGAACATCTGATGGAAACATTCATGATGTATTTGATCTTTCAAACAATGTCATTGGAATTACCAAGAATTTAAAGTATGCTGAAAGAATGCATGAGTTTGATCAGGAGCAGTTTGATAACTGTCCTGATAATGTAGATTTGTTTGGATACTATCAAACGGAAAAGTATTTCAAACATATTGAAGATGAGATTAGGAGTGATTTCAAGTTTGATGAGAATCTTTGGAATGAAGTTGCTGAGTTTTTCAACGAATACTTTGAGAATGAAAAGGTAATCTCACTTCATATTAGAAGAGGTGATTATGTGACAAATTCAAATCATCCAGTTCAAGATTTGGATTATTATGAAAAGGCTCTTACTTACTTTGGAAATGAATCTGTGATCATTTTCAGTGATGATCCTCAATGGTGTAAAGAACAGGAGTTATTCTCTTCTGATAGGTTTTCTGTTTCTGAAAATAATACAGCTGAGTTTGATCTCTGCTTAATGACACTATGTTCATATCACATTATCGCAAACTCATCATTTAGTTGGTGGGGTGCTTGGTTGGCAAATAGTGAAAAAGTTGTTGCACCATCTGATTGGTTTAGTGGGAATTGTGCAAATAAAAGTCCAAAGGATATGTACTGTGATGGTTGGGTGGTGATATGATTAACTTATATTATGAAGAATCTTATTGGGGTGGTAAAATGAATGGTCCCCATAAGGTAGTGAATAACTTAATAAAATCATTAAACCAAGAAAACATTTTATTTGCATTGAATGAAGAGAAGTATGAACATAATTTTTTGATTCAATATAATGCACATGGTCATGAAAAGCATTCTAAGATAGAATTGGATACCTGCATCATAGGACCACAAGTTTGGTTATTTGATATTTACGGAAAGTTTCTTATAGATCATCAAGATTATTATAAAAAAATTATTGCACCTTCTCAATGGGTAAAAGATAAGTTTATCAATAAGTTCAATCTTCCTGAGAATAAAATTTCAATCTGGCCTGTTGGAATTGAACTACTCAATACCCAAAAAGAAATGGAGTTTGATTGCTTAATCTATTTCAAACGTAGAGATAATTATGAACTGAAAATTGCAAAAGAATTTTTGGAAAATATAGGACTTACTTATCAGGTTCTTTCTTATGGAAGTTATCAAGATAGTGATCTAGAAAGTCTCTGTAAAAAATGTAGATTTTGTTTTCTTATAAATGGAACTGAAAGTCAGGGCATAGCAGTTCAAGAAATAATGTCCACCAATACTCCATTATTTGTGTGGGATATTGTAGAGTGGAAAGACCAGGGAGAAGAATATAGAGTTCCTGCCACATCAATTCCATATTGGTCTGATGATTGTGGAAAAGTTTTTTATGATCGAGATGAGATGGATATTGCTTTTTCAGAATTTTATGCTAAAATAAATCAATACAATCCTAGAAAGTATATTGAAGATAATCTATCTTTCAAAGCATCTGTAGATAAGTTAATGGAGATTATTAATGACTGATAATTGGAGTTGTTTGGAACCAGAAGCTACAACTCCCTATGCCGAAATTTGTAGGGAAGCAGTTGAAGATGATGAAGTATTCAAATCATTTAAGCAAGATCCGAGGTACACTGTTATTCTAGAACATGTTTCAATTGATCATGGTCGTAGATACTTTAATGAAATCCTTTCCTATGATGTGGAGGAGGAACTTGCCAATAAGTTTAAAGAGAATGATATTCAAGGATCTCCAACTTTATTTGATTATGGAAATCCTTTTGGAAGAGTTTCTCCATCAACCCTTCGTTATGTAAAGAACACTTTGGATATTGCCTCATTTGTTGGTGAGGGTGAACTGAGTAAGATTGCTGAAATTGGTGGTGGTTATGGTGGTCTTTGTAAGACTATCAGTTGCCTTTGTGACTATGATGAATATCACATTTATGATATGCCAGAAGCTTCTAATCTTCAGAAGAAATATCTTTCAAAGTTTGATGTGTTTGATAAGGTAACTTTTCATTCTATTCCAGAACCTACTAAAGAATTAGATCTTGTCGTTAGTAACTATGCATATTCGGAACTGAATGAAGAACTGCAAAATATCTACTATGATAATGTTATTATAAATTCTAAGAGAGTTTATATGATTCTAAACAAAGGTCAAGTTAGTCGTGAAGTTTTCTTGAGTAGAGCAGAAAAAGATTTTGATGTTTCTGTTGAGAAAATTCTAGATTTTTGGCCTCCTAATGGATATCTCTATTTCACCACAATGGTTCGGAAATGAAAATCTGTATTTTAACAATTGCTACTAATAAGTATATTCAGTTTGTGGAAAAACTTCTTGATAATATTGATGACAATTTTTTGAATGGTCATGAGATTAACTGCTTGTTATTCACTGATCATGAGATCGAAGAGTCTTCTGATAATGTAAGAATATCTCAGATTGAACATGAAGACTGGCCTATGCCAACACTAAAGAGATATAATTATTTCATTAAAGAAAAAGATTTTATTCTGCAGCATGATTACTGCTATTACTTTGATGTTGATATGGCAGTTATTGATAAAGTTGGAGAAGAAGTTTTTTCAGATTTGGTAGCAACTATGCACCCTTGGCAATCATTGATGCCACCTGAAGAACGATCTTATGATAGGAATCCAAAGTGCTCTGCATTTATTCCTTATGGTGAGGAACCAGAACTTTATTATGCTGGTGGATTTAATGGTGGGAAAACTGAAAAGTTCATTGAGATGTCGGAAGTAATTGCTGACAGAGTTACTAAAGATCTTGAGAATGGTGTGATTGCTAAATGGCACGACGAATCTCATCTCAACCGTTATCTGTTAGATAATCCAGCTACTTTATCACTCACTCCAAACTATTGCTTTGATGAGCAGTTTCTTGATAAGAGAGTTATGCTTGCTGAGAATGTTCCATATCCATTCCAAGAACCAAAAATTGTTGCTTTGAAAAAAGATTATGAGTTCCTTAGATCTTAGAAAGATTCCAGTTCTGTATATGAATCTTAATCAGCATGTTGAAAAGAATGAAAACATGCAGAGGATTCTTACAGAATGTGGATTTGAAAATATTCAAAGGATAGAGGGAATTGATAGACCAGATAATCCCATTGCTGGTTGTGGTCTTGCTCATCTAAAAGCACTAGATGAACTAGAACCACCTTTTATTTTACTCGAAGATGATTGTCAGGTAAAAAACTTCAGACCCGTAATTGATATTCCTGATGATGCTGATGCAGTTTATCTTGGAATTTCTTCATGGGGAAGAATGAATTCACATTCTGGTCCCAATGTTCAGTATGAAAAAATTGATGGTGATCTTTATCGTGTCCACAACATGTTAAGTGGTCACGCAATCTTATACTTAACTAAAGAGTATGTTGATATTTGTCAAAGAGTGTGTTATCATTATGGATATGTAACTGAAGAATATCACGATATTGGATTTGCTGAGATTCAACGTTTCTACAACGTCTACACTTTTGATGAACCGATGTTTTATCAGATGAGTGGATACCATGGAACTGTAAACAATCTAACCAGTTATCCAACTCAAGAGTTCTTTACTTATAATAAACAGTATTGGTTGCCCACAAGAGTTTATTGATGATTAGATCTTTAAGAATTTTTTTGTGGGGAATTGTTGCTGAGTTAGAGTATCATCTATATCCATGGAAGGATGATAAACCACCTCAAGAAACAATTGAGAAATATAATTTACCAGAGGAACCCTTCGATAAAAACCTTCACTATGATTGGTTGAAATCGCATGATGAAAAAATAGGTAGATTGCAAACAGAAATGATTTTAGTCTTAGAACAAATCAATGAATTAAGAAAACACATTAAAGATGGACAAGAATAAATCAACATACAAACTTAAAGGAATTGGTCCAATTTATTATCTAAACCTTGATGGTCAACCAGAGAGGCGTGAGTATATGGAATCTCAATTCAAGTATTGGGAAATTGAAGACTATACTCGCATTTCTGCGTATGATGGTAGGGAAGATGATCTAAGTGACATCATTAAAGGAAGATATCCTGAGATGATGTCTTCTGGTGAAATTGGATGTGTTACTTCTCATCTGAAAGCAATTAAGCATTGGTATGAAACTTCCGATAGTCCTTATGCAATTATCATGGAGGATGATTGTAACTTAGATCTTGTAAGATACTGGAACTTTACTTGGAATGATTTCTATTGCCGCATTCCTTATGACTGGGATGTGATGCAAATTGCTATCATTTGTACTGGTGATGTTCATGTCAAAGTCCATAAAAGATTTGTGAATGAATTTTCTAC